ATTTCTGACAATCTTTATTACTTTATCACGCGACAAATTTTTTTGTATCATATTAATTTCATCCAATATGTTTTGTCCCGCACAATTATTAATAGTCCAAATGCCATTTTTATCTTCTAATTTTCGTTCGTCAAATAATTGTAAATAGAAATTTTCCTGAACATTAGGCGAAGCCACTATTATTATGCGCTCATTATATCCCATGAATTTTAAATATTTTCTTGTTTCTTCAGCAACACCAATTGCTGAGCAAGTTTTCCCAGTTCCTAAGCCATGATATAACAATAACCCATTATATGGAGTATACATTGAAAGGAAATTTTTTATAAATTTTTGATGTGGTGCTAATTCAAAATCTTTATTACAAATTTCATTACTTTGTTTTTCAAAATCATCAGTTATTGTTACTTTTAATTTGTTTTCTTCAAATTCTTGTTTATGTGCTATTTTAACATTTAAAAATTCATCATCCAAATGTGGATATAAATATTTATATCTTGTATCAAAAGAATCGTTCAATTCTTTTGCATTCAATAATTCGACAGCATTATTAAAATGTTTATAATCTGTTATTGTATTTAAATTTGTTTCTAATAGTTCTAATTTATTTTTGTCTAGTTTGCTATTGTCAAATTTATTTATATTTTCTCTAAATAATGATACTAATTCTTCGTTATTTTTTTTCTTAGATTTATCTTCTTTAATGTCTTGATTTACTTTTTGTTGTTCTTCAACGTCACTATCAATGTCACTCGCAACTTCACTCGCAACTTCACTCGCAACTTCACTCGCAACTTCACTATCAATGTCACTATCCACGTCACTCGCAACTTCACTCTTTTCATCTTCATTAGTTTCATTTTTTAAAGACATTGGAATATTAACAATGTCTCCTTCATTTAATTCATTCTTACTAATAGCGCTCATTACTATATATTAAATATATAGTATATAACTTTTTAATAATTTATTTAAATAATTTATAATTTTTTTTTTTTCATAGTTATATTCTCTAATATAACTATTAACATCATCTATAGGTATCCATTTTATTTCAGTAATTTCATATATTTGATAGTCATTTATTGGTTGATTATTATCAACCATAATACCAACAAAATATTTATGCTTGTATGATTTATAATTAGAACCGCTAAAAATTTCTTCATATGGAACTATATTATTAATTAGTATAATATCACTTTTTTGATACCCTGTTTCTTCTTCAAATTCTCGTAATCCACATATAATATCTTTTTCTTGATAATTTCGCCGTCCTTTTGGAAATCCCCATTCTGGTTCTTCATAATTTTTATCACATAAGTCAATTAAAGACTTTAAGTCATAATTTTCTAAAATGTTAACATAACCTTGTTTTAAATTTGTAAATTTAATTTTTGAAGTTTTCTCTTCATTTTTATAAGAATTATTTGTATTATAATTCCATAAATATTGCCATATTGTATCAAAATCGTTATTTAATATATAGTTTCTCTCATTACAAGTCATATTATTTAATAAATTTTTTATATAATTTTTGTCTTCAATAGAATATTTTCCACGCATAAAATCTACAAATGATAACGTATCTTTACGTTTAATAATTAATAGTTCAATCGAATCTTCTAATTTATTTAGAGAAGAATTATATTTTTTTACAATCCTAATAGGAATAATACCTATGCTAGTAATTGGTACTTTACATTGATGAAATAAATGTCCTAATTTTCCACAATTATTACAAAAATATTGTTTTTTTATATTCATAATCTTAGTTAGTATAACTAAGAATAATGTTTTTATATAATTTATTAATTTACTAAAGAGAAATATAAGAATTATTATATTAAAATAAATATGATAAATTTTAATATAATAAAATTTTAATATGTATAACGAAAATCATATATTCAATCCTAGTATATGGGGTCCACATTATTGGTTTGTATTACATACAATTGCTCTATCATATCCGTTACATGTAAACGAATGTACAAAAAAAAAATACTACGACTTTATAACAAATTTACCGCTTTTTTTGCCGGTTTCTGATATAGGAGGTGTTTTTAGCAAATTTTTAGATGCTTATCCTGTAACGCCATATTTAGATTCAAGAGAATCGTTTACAAAATGGGTCCATTTTATACATAATAAAATAAATGGCTATTTAGGTAAACCTGAACTAACATATTATGATGCTTTAAATAAATATTATGAAAATTATAAATTAAAAGAAATAAAAAAAAACGATGAACGCAAAAATAGAGAAAAATATATTTTTGGTGCTTTAATAATTGTAATTATTCTAGTAATAATATATTTATATATAAAATATTAATATTATGAAACTAGAATTAATAATTTTTTTAATAACTGTTTTTGTATTAGCAAACACATATTTTGAAGGTAAATTACTCAATAAACTTAAACAATATCAAAAATATTACAAAATGGCATTATTTGCTTTTATAGGTTTATGTGTATATTTATTTATTAAAAAAAACCCAAATAATTATAAAGAAATTGTAACTCATGCTAACAGTTATATAAAATATTTACCAATTGATAGGAATACAGCCAGTTTTATAAGTCCTATTATTGATTTAACATCTAAATCAATAACAAATGAAATGAATAATAATTTTAATTTTTCTAGTCCTGCTAATATTCAACAAACACAAAACTTATTAACTTCTATAAATAATAATCAAAATAATTTGTCCAAACAACAACAAAAAATATTGTCTTCTGGAAATATATCAACTAAAAGAAGTGTTAGTGAAACAAAAAAAAAATACGTGGCTGCTTCACAAAATTGGCATTGTAAACATTGTCAAAAGCAATTACCCGCATGGTTTGAAGTAGACCATGTAAAAAAATTAGAATATGGGGGTTCAAATAATATTGACAATTTAGAAGCACTATGTAGAGATTGTCATGGCAAAAAAACTGCTTTTGAAAATTTATAAATAAATAATGAGTTTACAAATTTTGAGTTTACAAATAATGAGTTTACAAATAATGAGTTTATAAATAATATAATGCTAATGTAATATATTATTTATGTTTGCTAAGGCAAAGGATTATTTTAAAACATTCACAGATAATGAAATGTATTTAAATTTAAAGAAATATTTACCACCAATGCCTACTATTAGTAGAGATAAATATTATTATTCTTACATAATAGCTATATTAGCGACAATATTGGGATTATTTTATTATTTAAATGAACAGCAAAATATTTTTAAAATAAAAAATACTAAATATGAAATATTTATGTGGTTATTTTTAGTAGCATTTAGCATATATACTTTTCTATTTTATGTTCATAAACATAATAATGGTTATAATAGTTTAAAACCTGATGCCTCTTTTATTACTTTGTATAAGTATGTTGGAATATTATTTTTAATAATATTATTTCCATTATTAACAATTAATTTTATTTTGTATTTACACAGAACTAATAATGATGTTTTCAATATTACACAAAATATATTAGGAATATTAATAGTAATTGTTATTTTCGCAATAATAGCAAAAATATTTTCTATTAAACATACTAACATTGGCGAAGAGGCTGGCGAAGAAGTTACACCTACAGATAATACATTTAAATACATATTATATGTATTAAAAAATATCGTATTTTTTATTCCTTGCTTGCTAATTATTCTAGTTGATGAAATAAATAAAGATATAAAATTAACACCATCTTCTATATATTTATTATTTTTCATATTAGTAATTTTAATAACATTAATATTTTTATTGCCTTTATTATTTACATATTTAGCAAAACGTAATAAAAACAATCTTTTATCTGGAGAAGGGCCTTTTTATTTAAATGAAAAGAAAACTTTAGGAAAATATCAAAATTTAGATAAAAATATAACTGATAATATTGCTATTCCAGATTTTGATAATAATCTTAATGTTGAAAAACCGTCTCCATCTAATAATATAAGTAATATGGTTTCATTTTTTAGTACAAACTTCACTAATAGTTCTAGTAAAACTGCTTCAATTGAAAATATTTCTAATGAAGATGTTGTAAGTAACGAATATTATAATAGCAAAAATAATATTTCTGATAATACTAAAGGATATGATTTCAAATTATTAAAAAACGATTTAAATGGTCAATATAATATAGGGACAAAATATTATGATTCTTCAAAAATTCATGGAAAATTTCCCTATAATTATACTTATAGTATAAGTTTTTATATTTATATAAATCCGCAACCTACAAATACATCTATTGCTTATACAAAAGATACTGAACTCTTTAATTATGGGTTCAAACCAGTTATATATTATAATGGAAATTCTAGAAAAATTATCATAAAATCTAGAACAATAAATAATAAAGCAGATCAATTAGATACTATATATGAAATGACTAATGTAAAACATCAAAAATGGGTATATTTTGT